CCCTTGTAAAGCTCGGTTCTTATTCTCTGTAATAACTGATAGGAATCTTTTGCCTGATTCGCTCTTGAGATAATCATTAAGGACAACGGCGTCGTCTGCGTCCCACTTGATTTCATCGAAATATCTTTCGAGAGGTTCCTTAATCATCGTCATAGACCAAGAAATGACTTCATCCTTGTTTGCGAGTGATAGCCCGAGTCTTACGAGATAACGTTTTATAAAATTCATTAAGCGGCGATTTGAGGAGGCTGTTGAGGGAACATGGCGGCGTGTGCGGCTTGATCTAATTGATCCATCATCATTGTGATTTGCTGATAACCCTGTTTATTCGTTTGTTTGAGCTTGTCCCGTTCGGCAATGAGATATTGCGAGATTTGACCCAGTGTTCCTGCGTCCACTTGCTGGCCTGACCTCATGAGCTTTTGGAGGGTTTGAATTGCGACTTGCGACTTGATGAGAGGATCACCGTTTTGTGTGGGGACTAACTGACCTGTAACAATGGCACTTGTCATGTCTTGTAGAGCGTCACGAGCTGATTCAGCCTGACCTTGACCATCTACCCCAATAAATCGTTCTACAGACTCAGGGTAAGCGTTTTCCACTACATTCTTAAAGAGTTCAACAATCTTGACGGCTCCCTGTGCGGCAGGAGCGACTTGCAACCCTAAGTTAAGTAAAGCGATTGCGTTATTGAGTTGTGATTCACGGTTAAGAGAGTCAGCTGAACCGTTAACTTCTAAATGATAGTCTGGAGTCAGGAAGTTAGGATCGAACTGTTCAAACCCTTCCTTAGTCATGTAATCCCATTCGGTTATCTGATTCTTGTACTCATTGAGTAACCCGAACTTCTTTTTCATGATCTGACCAATGAAAAGCTTCCAGTTATTGATATCGGATTCAGTATTTAAAGACTGCTGAAACGCTAAGGCTTTGATCTCGGTAGCTGTTCTGGCTTCGCCCAATGTGTTAGCCTTGCCGAGACCATAGTCAGGTTGAGAAGTCCAGCGTTCGAAGGTTTCACGCCCAAAATTCATGATCATCTGAAATTCAACGGGCGGATTCCCCATGTCGACCTTGACCAATGGAGCTGGAAGGATGGAGCCAGGCGCCCAATCTAGGTTTTGAGTGTTAGAAGGTAATGAATCAGGTGTTTGAGGATAGAAGACAGGACTGCAATACATTTGAGTCGAGTTAAGCCAAGCTCTTAGCATTGCGGTAATCAGATGTTCCCACTCGGTTGCTTTGGCTGTGATCCCTCTTGAATCGTAGAAGTGAGGGGTTAACTCTTCGAACTTGGACGACTCGAAGCAATACCGATCCACCTTGACCATGGAATCATAAGGATATGAGAAAGCATCTCCCAACTGTAACCCCGGATCATCAGGACAAATGTATTTGATGAACATCTTCCCTTCTTTACGGAAATGCCGTTCCCAAAGGGTTATCGTGCGAGTTGACGATTTAGAACGAGAAATCCCCATTCTGTCATAAGAATGCTTTTCAAGACTGCCAGAATCGTTTTGCGCCTCGCTGTCACCCTTCTCTTTCGAGCCTGTTAATAACTTTTCAAGCCGTGTCTTATCTTTGCAGGATTCCTTGAATCGTTCCCTTACCCAATCCACTGACTTCTGAATCACATGCACACACCAAGGGGATTCATGGAGATCATGACAATCAGCCGGGACAATGAAAAAGATCGATGGAACAACTTCGTCGATAATCTTCTTCTTCTCCCAATCAAAGAAGGTCTTCATGATGCAAAGACCGTCTTGCATCTGGTAGTTTGCGGCGAACTGGATTTGCCTTTCGAAGTCTGTCCTCTGCTTTACAAAGAAATCGAAGTAGGACGACATCAAGGGAGCTTTGGCAGACATCTCCCTTTTCCTGGCTATTAAATTGACAATGTTTTTAGACGAATAAATGAGCTTGGTACGAATCGGAAGCAGACGACAAATCGTCATGTCTGCGAGTAGATATCGATGATTGGACGCCCCAGGCCATGGGTAATTCATCTGTGACGGCGCATCGTAGCCGTACCTTTGAGCGTGAAGTTGAGCGATTCTTACTTCCCAATCACGCCGACCGTCAAGGGCCTCCATCGTCGAATCGTAATCATCGTAGAGACCTTTTTGGATTTTCAAGAGTGATGGTTTGTGGCCATACAATCTCGAGTCAATTGACCTACTAATTCATTAATTGATTTTTGTCAAGCGAATAATACAACTAATGGTATGTAGGCTAATGACTTAGCACAACGTCGAAAAGTCGAAAAATCGATATTTCGGCGAGGGTGACATCGAGGGTCTAGCCTTGATTGTCACTTGTTTTTTAGCGAACAGATTTGAACCAAAGCATTTTAAGTCTCAGCCTTTCAGAGAGGTTTTTATTGAAGATAGGTATAAAGTCCCAGCTTTGTTTTAGGAGGAGCGGAAACGTATCAGCCAGTTACCCTAAATATAGAAAAACGCAAAACAGTTACCCTAAATATTAGGGAAACTACAAGCTATCGAGTAACTGAATCCGGTCTTCCTTCTACTGGTTGTCCATCTGAATAGCCGCACTTAGATTTCCACATAAGAGAGGCTGTAAAAGGATTGATGGCGTAAATGATCCACGTATCTGGTCCTTGTCTGATAAGAAATTTAAACTTCTTCATCTACCCATTCCCCAGGAATCTACCGCCGACATGTGATCCGTTCATTTTGTTGGATCTGAAATCTTGTATTCTGTTCTTATCGAAATGGTTCATTGTTCGGCTTGCTCTGTCGAGTGGAGGCTCTTGAAGACATAGCACAAGCGCATCGGCATAATCAGGGCTTCGCATTCCTCTCCTTCTCATGGTGTCCTTTGATTCCAATACAATTTGACCTGATGAATTAACGGTGTATTGACGGCTTGTGATTTGACCGATTGTTTTATCATGCCTTGGAAGAATGATTTTCCTCTCAACTATTTTCTTCATCAATACTCCGTACATTTCAGCATTCTTTTTCCAGTACTTAACCTTGTCGATAGGAGCATCTCCAAACCCCGTGCGAATGATCTTTGTTCTACCGTTCTCTGACTCAATGACCTCCGCTATTCTTGCGGCCACAGGTCCACCAGAACCGCCTTTGTCGATAAAGAGGTAATCTGGCTTGATTTCCTTGAGGCGATTAATGACCCGCCCTACTACTTCCATTTCGTTTTCAGAGGTTGGGCAAGCCCATGGAGCAAAGACTTTGTTTGACTTTCGATGATAAATGACGCATTCGTCACCATCTTTCCTTGCGGCTGATACGTCTAAGCCCGCCACGATTTGACCGTTATCTTCCCATAATGGCTCGTGTCTCAAGATATCATTTACCATCTCAAGATTAACCAAGTTCTTAAGGTCAACGTCTGAGAACTCATTGGTAATCATGGACTTGACCAAGGCCGAGTTTTGTCCGTGTGTGGCGATTTGCTCTTCGATCCATGGTTGAGAGATCCAAGGGCAGTCATAAGCATTGATTTCTTGAATCTGCCAAAACTCCCTTAAGGTCGTGAAACAATCGAAGAAACGCCCTGAAGACAGCCCTTTTGATGATAGGAATATGGTGAGCTTCGGTTGCCAACGGTTCGTTGCATCAATGATTTCATCCTTCATAGACTTCACTTCATCCACGATTCTGACCATGAAGTTAGCGTGAAGAGATTCAACGGCTCCAACGTCCTTTGCGGTGAACCATCTTGCCCAGTTCCCATTGGGAGCGTTCAGCTTGCCTGATACACAATTCCAATCCTTATACCTTGGTAAGAGTTGATGTTGTTGAAGATATCTCTCAAGAGCTTCGCATTGCCTTGATACGTGAGAAGTAAACCCAATTCCACAACCGGGGATTGTATCCATGAGATACCGAATGATATCTCCTACCATTTGCGTTTTACCGACTCCGTTGACCGCTCCTAAAGCTATGTTTCGAGGCCAGTCTGACGAATGAATCTTGAAGTCTTCTCTTACGACTCGACACGAACGAAGGAACTCAAGTTGCTTTGGGGAATACTTCCAGCTTGCTGGCTCTCGGCAGTACAGGGAACAGTAGATTGCTGGGTCGTAGAGCTTGGCAATGTCGGATTGGGTTGGGGTTGATCTTCCACTATCTGAACCGCTTTCGTTAGGTCGATCATGGTTAGATTGGTCTGGTTGTTCTGGATGTTGATTTGAACGTCCGGCGTTACTTTCGGGAAGTGGTGAGACATGATCTTCAGGCTGCTGTTGACCGCTAATTCCAGACCCGATGGAATCGAGTACATTTTGATGATCTCCGGTAGATTCTCCGTGAAAGACGCCAGAAATTCCGCTGCTTGCCTTACTGTTTTGCCCCAATGCTGATTCGTCCTCTGATTCTGTATCGGAGTCAGATCGGGTTTTCGTCCCAAGTGATGGGCTGATAACTTCCCGAACTGATTCCCCTTTTGAAATGGTATTGTGGGCATTCTCGATTTGTTTTAATCGTTTCTTCTCAAGAGCCTTAAGTCGGGCTTTCTCAAGAACTTGTTTTTGAGCTTCTGAACGTGGTTTCTTTGGTTTCTCAAGGTTTGACACATTATTTTAGTTTATTTTGGTTTGTTTTTGAATGGTCTTCCTCGCTTTGGCTTTGAGGGTGCCAACATCGCTTCCATGTTCTCTTTTCGGGTAAGACTACGAAGAGTTTCCTCCCTGATTTTCTTCTTAACCTCCAATAAATCATCGATCGTCATCCAATGGTAAAACTTGGCTGTCTCTCCGGTCTTTGTGGGTAGATATCCAGTAAGGACCTGACCTGTTGCCTTATCCAACATTGAAACCAATGTCCTGCCTTCCGGCTTATTTGTAGGTTTCATCAACTCCCCTGTTTATAAACATGTTAATTTTTGGTAACGGGTTGCGGTTCAATGCGTTCAAGATCATGTTGACCTCTGTGTAAGGATTCTTCATTGAACCTATGATTCGATAAGCTTTGAATGAAAGCTTGTAGGCACAATCATGAATGTTTTTGGTTGTGATCATTCATTCATCTTCCTTAAGAGAGGCTGAACCTGATTAGCGGCTGGCTTAAATTCGTGCTCATACCAAAGGACTGTTCCATGTGGAAACTTCTTGGCTCCCTGCTTTTGAATGGCTTTCTCGGTTGCTTTGGAGAGTCCTTTTACTTGCTTCTTTTGATTTTGCATTGCTTCCGTTTTTTGAGGTTGTTGGCTTCTTTGGTTGAGATTGGGGACCAAAAGGAACCATTTAATATCCACCAATGGCCGTTTAAATATTGGATGATGACAGGGTCTTTCATTCGTCCGTATATCCTTTGATCTTCTTTTTCTTTAGCTTTTTGAGCTTCTTATTAAATTCTGTCATCGTGAGTCGGGCGTTGAAGAGCCGGGAGTAAAATGTTTTCTTTCGTCCCATATTAAGCCTTGAGCCTTTGGTAGTAGCCGACTTGCGCCCTCTTGAACCTTAAGGAGATGACTCTCATCCTCTCTTTGGCATCCATGTAGTCTTGAGTCCTGCATTCTTGAGCTGCTTTCATTCCGATTTCAAATTCGTGAGCGTGGAGACGATAAAAGAAGTTCACTTCCTCTAAGTCTCGAATGTTCATCGGAGAAATTGTCGGTTGAAGCTCTCTTCCTGTTGAAGCTTGTAGGCTTTCTTAAGCTTTCGAAGAGTTGCTTCCGTGGCTTTTGCGGCATGATTCGCCCTGACTTCACAAAGAACTTGCGCCCGATATTTCTCGACGGTTTGATCAATATTCCTCAATTCCTCGAGGGTTAAATCATAAGACTCTTGGGGAGTTTCTGACATAATGGGTTTTTATACCCATAAACTCTAGACATGAGAAAGATGGTCTTAATTCTGGAAAAGTCAAGCAAATAG